GATACTTTCTCCAACTAACCAAATCAACCTTGCCAAATACCTGCATGATTGAATCGTCTCCAAGAACTAACAGAGAGCGGTGTGGAAAGAAAAACTTAAATTTAGAAGACAACGCATAACAAAGAGCCACATTTACAATAGAATCGACCATTTGAGTGAAGTAGCTACCGGAAGGTACTCCATGATCTTTACCAGTGTATAAATGTCCATCTGGCATTACGATTGGTGTTGAGATAAAGTATCTAACAACCTCACTAAAGCCAAAGTTCTCCTTGTCCTCCTTGGTGAACCAGGTACCGATGATACGAAATGCCTCAATAATAAAGCTTCGAGGGATCGAAGTATCATATTTAGAATAGTCTAAACAAACCGTGGTACCCGCTTCATCTTCAAAATAGCGGTGAAGTTTGGCTCCGAGATCAAGCTTACGCTGTCCAAAAGCCATAGGAGATGGATGACATGTAAACCAATCAATGATCGGCCTAGCAAACCTTGCTTCCATAATTGTCATCTCTAGAGGATAGCCCCACACTAGCCTAGTTTTATTACCTTTTTGTGTACGTTTGTAAGCTACACAAGGGTTTGGTGCTTTAAGACCCAGTCTTACTTGACCTTCTCTGTCGTAAGAGTAAGTCAGACTTTCAAGCTTGCTTGTCATCAAAGGTAATCCAGATGACTTCGACATCTTAAGGGCCTTGTTCAATTGTCCCACTTCCTTCAGGATCTTCAACGGTTCTTGATCCTTTGGTTTCGCAAAATATTTAAAAGCCTTTCGAAACCCATAAGCAATATGCTTATCCCAAGTTAGTGGTTCAGATTGCTCTGATGCATAACGCTCCAGTGCGTCATACAATTGCTTCGGTTCATAGATTGACCTCGGGTCCTCATTAATTGAGAAACCTTGTTCAACCAGAATGTCAGCTACGACATCGTCGAAAATCCCTTTTGGGTTAGGGGTCGACATTTGAGAGATGTAGCCCTTGAGGGCTGCACGTCTGAATGGTCCACGATCTTTAATCATCTTCCATTCCACCTCCTGGAAAGTCGTGTGCTTACGGCACCAATCGGTCAACTAGGAGTCTCATTTACCGATTGCTTCATTGAGCGACGCTCAGTTGTTCAAATTGAACAGAGTATCAAAGATACGAGCAAGCATCAACGATGCAATGAGAGGATAAAC